GCTACTGAAACGCAGCTTAAAAAGGAAACGGAAACTATCACCAAACAACGCAATGAACTCATTCAAAAGAGCAATCTTATCGTTGAACAGGTTAATGGGCTTCGTGGAGAAAAGGAACGAGCAGAGCAACGGATGATTGAAGCTGAGAAGTTGAAGAAATCAGCTATAGAACAGCTTGAAACGGCAGAAACCATGATGAATGAGGTCAAATTACGGGAAAATGAGGTGGAATTGAGAGAGAAGAATATCAAATTGCTAGAAGAACGGGAAAAACGGGTAAAAGAAAAGGAAGAAGCACTTACTGCGGAGCAAGATAAGTTCGCAGCGGAGAAAGACTTTCTTAAAAAGGAACAAGATATGCTCGATGAGAAGCAGCAAGTATTAGTCCTTCGTGAGAATAAGTTAGCTATTGCAGAAGCAAGGCAAAAAAGGATAATGAGCGACATATGATAAAAACTATTGCACGAACACAATAGTTATATGATATAATATTACTGAGCTATGATAGACCTATCTAAGAAAGATCAAGAACAACCTACCATGCAAGAAAATCCTCCAGTTACTCCAACGGAAACAGATCCAAACACTGAATTGTATCAATGGCTTGCTGAGAAAGACTACGAATTAACTACGAATGCGCTTACTGAGAAAACACCTTACCTTGCACAACATGGATTTGTCTTAACAGATAAACCATTACTTGTGATAAGTTGCCAGAAGAAAGGGAATAACTAATGCCATTTAATATGAACTCTGTCCCCATGGAGGGACGCACCAAGGAGCAAATCAAGGCTCATATGGATCTTTACAATGAAAGCCAGGATATTTGGCTTATCCATAATCCTGATGAGGATGATTTTACCTTCTTTTACAACCGCAAGTTTGAACCAAATCCATACATCATTCCAGGGAAAAATAAAGATGTCGGGTTTGGAAAGGGTAATCTTGAGATCAGATATTACCTAGCGAAAGTCTATGTTGAGAAAAAAGGCGAACAGATGATTATGGCAATTTCCAAGGCTGATTGGGATAAGAAGAAAGACAACTATCGTCAGGAAGAGCGAGGACAAATGGAGGAACGATTGGCCTTGCGAGTGACAAATAAAGAACTATGGAAAAAGGTCACACCGCAATTGATTCTCGGCAGAGTCAGACGAAGTACAGAAGGTGTCGGCATAGGTGAGGCAATTGCTGACAAGCCTGTTGATCCATCTTTGAGTAATGTTGAACAGATCATGCACGAGCTAGGTTTAAACGAAAAAGAGCTTTCCGCAGCACATGAGGCACAGCAACAGGAACTAACAGATGAAGAAAAGCGCAAGCAGGATCTTATTAATTCAATTCAATAATATGATTAAATTACATGCACAACTAGAATCAGCTCTTAAAATCCGCATTAACTCTAATGACGAGATAATCTTGGCATTAAAGAAGTTGGCTGAAATGGGAAAGTTTGATAAACCGAAAGAGCTTGCTATCTTTGCTATCATCCTTGATAGGCTCGGACAGATGGAGGATGAGGCTCTTATTGAAAAATCGTTAAAAGACGAGAAGACAAAAGAAACAATTGATTTACTCGCTACTACGCCAGCAGACGAACCTGTCGAGACTCCGGCAATACAACCAGCAGTAGAAGTTCCAGTAGAACCAGTCGCAGATGTGACACCAGCCGAAACAACACCAGTTGAACCAGCTATTGAGACACCGACAGTCTCAGAGTTTACTCCTGAAACTGTTACTGATCCTACACCTGAAGTTACTACGCCTGAGTCCACTTAAATGGGAAGATTTATTGATTTAACAGGAAAACAGTTCGGAAGATTAACTGTAATCAAATCCACTAATAAACGCTCATATAGCGGTCACATAGTATGGTTATGTGAATGCGCTTGCGGTAAAGTCGTAGAAACAAGAGGAGTTAATCTAACAAGAAGTTTATCGAACTCATGTGGCTGTCTAAATAGAGAAAAAATAAACAAAAAAATTACAAAACATAATAAGTGGGGTAGTCCTGAATATAAGAGTTGGGATAGCATGATACAACGATGCTCAAACCCTAAAAATCCACGGTATAAAGACTATGGTGGTCGTGGTATACAGGTTTGTAATCGTTGGTTAATATTTAGTAACTTTTTCCATGATATGGGAGCCAGACCTTCAAAGATGACACTCGATAGAATCGATGTAAACGGTAATTATGAGCCAGATAATTGTCAATGGGCCACATATTCTCAGCAAGCAACTAACAAAAGAACTAGTAAGGTTTTAACACTTCGGCCATATTAAATGCTATAATATTTTCATACGGCTAAGTATGCCATCTAAGATTTTTCTTAGGTGGTTTTTTTATTATGAGAATGACTTTTGGACAAATCACGCAAGCTTCAAAGGATGTTTGTATTGATGATACAGCTACAACCTATACAGGACTCAGTGATACGGAATCGTTTATCAAGCGAGAGATTAACGATACCAATACTGATCTCTTTAGCTTACTGAGAAAATATAAACTTCAACCACCACCATATACTGAATCAACAGTTATCGGACAAACCTATTATAACTTCCGGCCAGGACTCTCAAAGCTTACCTCACTTGTTGTTAATACAGGTACATATAAACCACCACTAAGAATTGTCGATTCAGAAGACGAATGGAATAGATTACAACAAGTACCAAGTGTCTCCGGCTGGCCGCAAGCGGTCTTTCCTAGACGTGACACCTACGGTATTTACCCAACGCCACAAGCTGTCTATACCATGACATTGACAGGGCTTTGGATTCCAGTAAATATGACGGCAAGTGATTACACAGCCGGAACGATTGCCTGGACGAATGGAAGTGCTGCGATTGTTGGGACAAATACAACATTCACCGCTGCGATGGTTGGTCAGTGGCTTGCTCCAACTGATAGTAAGGGTGTTCCGAATGGCAACTTCTATCGAGTTGCAACCTATACCGATGCGACACATATTACAGTAGACCGAAATGTGATTGACACCACAGCAAGTGGACTGACATATGTTATTGGTCAGTCGCCTGAAATACCTGAAGAACTCCATCAATTTATCCCGTACCGAGTAGGCGCAGCATACTACGGAATTAGACGGCGTAACCCCACGCTTGCACAGTCCTACCTTAACTACTTCTATACAGGAGATTACAACAATAATAAGCGAGAAGGCGAGATTATGGGTGGTGTACTGAGTGTACTCAATGATTTGCTAGAAAAAGGTCGAGATAACAGTGCCTTAGTTGAGACAGGAGGAACTTCATCAACTGTCGATATTATCCGTGATGCAAGTTGGACTTCACTTATTTCTGAATAAACTATGGCACAGCAAATTGGCAAACTACAAACACTCACGGGCGGCATTAGTACTATTAGTAAGAAGCTCGGTCCTCCTAATTCCTTTGCCTGGGGAAGATCAATCAACTTTAGAAGTGATCCCGCACAACAGACTACCTATCCACAGACCAAGAAAATATCAGGCTCAATTGTCACAGATTTACCCATGTTTGCTGACGTGGCAGGAAACACGCTTTACCTCCATGGCAATACAGGGAATATTTATTCAGTTAATACCAGCGATGTTGTGACTAAAGAATACACCGTACCGAGTTCCAGCGGGAATGGGATAGTCTTTTACTCTGAAACAGATCAGTTATATATTCCAACTGATAACTCAATTACTCGTAAAGATATTGCAACGGGCAACTATTACAATAATTTTTTGGAAACATCAGGGGGTGCGCCAACGAATACGAATGCACTTTCTCTTGTCGCTGCATCCTCACAATCAGCAACGAGAGCTGATACCGCATCACTCTCGATAACTGGAGATATGACGCTTGAAGCGTATTTGAAGCCTACTTCGTTACCAACAGGAACAAATAAAATGTCCATTATCTCTAAATGGGATGAATCAGGCTCGAAACTAAGTTATAAATTAGACATTATCACAACAAGCGCAGCTTTTGGTGATGGATCAGACGGTTCGCTAACTATCTCAGTAGACACAACTGAAGCACCAATTGATGCTAACTGTACGGGAACATCAGGAACAAACACGTTAACAGTCTCAAATGTCACGGGATCATTTGCGGTTGGACAAAAAATATACATACACCAGACACGAGGCACAAATCACGGAACAAAACAAATAACCAGTATTATTGGCGTGTCAGGATCGACTTTAACACTTGCTGACAATCTCACTTTTAGTCCTACTCATTCAGCAACAACTACTGTTGCAGAAAAAGCACAAGTCCGAGTAATCAAACAATATACTAATGGAACAATTAATACTGGTGTTACTTTGACAGTAAAGGCGTGGGACGGCTTAAAGGGAGGGCTTGGCTTTATCGACGACTTTAACGGGACTTTGACAGTGAATGGGAAAATTACTGGAACTGGCAAGGGGTTTCGGGGCGGTACATCACCTGCGACAGGGTATGGTTTACAAGGGGAGGGGTATACAGGACTCGGCGCAGCATCAACAGACGCAAATGGTAATGGTGGTGGAGCTGGACAGGATGTTGAAAATGAGACAGGAGCAGAAGGCGGTAGCCTTACTGCGGGAGCAAATGGACAACAAAAAACAAATTATCTTCCTTCAACTGCAAAAGGTGGTCTTGCAACAGGTTCTGCTGATGGATCTTTGCTTGATCTTGGTGGTGGTGGTGGCTCCTGTGGTGTTGGTGGCGGTCATGGTGGCGTTGGTCCAACTGGCGGCAATGGCGGGGCAATTATTGAACCATGGGCGGCAGCATTCGTCATGGGTGGGACAGGAAGTATTGAATCTAACGGTAGCCAAGGAACCGCATTGTATGAAACTGCCTCAGGCGCAGGTGCTCCAGGCCCTATTCTTATTCACTGTCAAACGGCAACGCTTGGTACAGGACAGATTACTGCAACTCCTGCCGCTGCGGTATCAGGAACTAGCCATGCAGGAGGCGGAGGAAGTGCCTATGGACTGTCTCATGCAGATTACTACACCTCATACAGTGGTACAACAAATCCAACATTAACTGTGACGCAGGATGATTCTCTTGGTCTTGCAAACGGCTACGCACTCAGACTCTACATCTCAAGTGATGGATCAACTTTTGAAACATATACCCAAAATATTAATGATTTTACGGGCGTATATAAGTTTTATAGTGTCTCTTGGCAAGCATCAGCTTCAACTGCTAAATTCTATGAGAATGCTCAATTAATCGGAACGAAAACAGGCACGAAAACCGCTATTCATGACAATGCGTCTATCTTTGGGATTGGCTGTTATGTAAATAGCAGTAGCGCAAAAACTGGCTTTTTCGATGGACTTGTTGATGATGTACGCATTTGGAATACTGTCAGAAGTTCAGCACAAATCCTCAATTACTACCAACAAATTTTATCAGGACTAGAAAGCGGACTTGTTGCGTATTATCCATTTGACGGCAGTGTGAGTGACATACAAACAAGCGGACTCAATAATCTCACAGCGAATAATAGTCCAACTTACTCAACAGATGTGGCTTTTAAGGGTGTCACAACTCGTGGGGATGAGGATGTTTTCTTAAGTCATTCAGGACAAACATATACCTTAAAAACCACACTGAGTGAATTGGCAACTGATAAAATTCTCTTTGTTCCAACGAAAGAACCATTTAAATCCCTTGCTTTAAATATTGCGACAAAAACCACAGGAAATATTACGGTAACGGTACATGACGAGTTGAATAATATCGTTGCAATTC